GTTTATCTTCAGTGCAGACGGTAACAAGATTCAAGGTGTAAAGCAAAACCTATCAGCTATTTCTGATGCTTATAACCAGTACTCAGGCAGAACCGTAAAGGAAGTAGTTCTACCTCGTAGCAAGGTTATGCTGTTCAGAGCAGGTAAACACAAAGGTGATCCGTTCGGTAAATCCTTGCTACGTGATGCTTATCTTGCTTGGAGGTTTCTTACTGTAATTGAAGAGATTGAAGCTAACGGTGTAGCTAAAGACCTAGCTGGACTTCCAGTCTTAAAGCTTCCTGCGCAATACCTAGCAGCAGACGCTACACCTCAACAGCAAGGCATACGGGCGTACTACGAGAATGTCATGAGAAACATGCAGCTTAACCAGCAGTCTGCAATGATTCTTCCTCAGACGTTCGACCCTGACACCAAGCAGCCTATGTTTAGCCTTGAGCTACTAAGCCTAAACGGTGGTAAAGCAATGGATACCTCTAAGATTAAGGAATACTACAAGAACCTTATTCTAGTAAGTTTGTTTGCTGATATTCTGACAATGGGTCAGACCAGTACTGGTAGCTATAGCCTAGCTGAAGCTAAGAACACATTGTCTGGTAATGCTGCTGAAGCAATGCTACGTAGACTCTGCGATGTAATCAACGAAGACCTTATTCGTCAAACCTACGAACTAAATGGCTGGGATACTAGCCGTATGGGACGAATTGACTATGACAACACTCAGAGTGCTACTATGGAAGAAGTAGGAAAATTCTATCAGAGACTAGCTGCAGTGGGTTTCTTGCCAAAGACACATGATGTTATCAACAAGGGTCTTAGTGTTCTTGGAGTTGATCCGCTTGATTCCGATGTTGATCTTGATTCGGTTCTCACCGATAAGACTAGTAGAAGCGGGGAAGGTATGCAGGAAGGCTTACCATCAGGCACAGGTGATGCTGTAGGTACTACAGGTGCTGGAACGCTCAACAGCGAGAACGCTGCCTGAGTAACAACTGACAAAACAGGTAGGTTAATCCCTGCCTTGTCTAACAAAGGAATCTAACATGCCTTACTCATATCCAGACAACGTACCTACATTTGCTAAGAACAAGAAAGCAGAACTACAGAAACGAGTAATTAGTCTGTTCAATGAAACTCTTTCTAGAACCAACTCAGAAGAACAAGCCCGTAGAGCAGCACTTGCTTTTATGTCTAATTATGAAGGTAAGTACGGTGATGCTACTGACAAGCGTATCAAGAAGTCAGTACATGAAGCACTGACTGAGTTGATTAAATCAAAGTACAACCTGAGTTAACAAAGGAACCTTATGCAGCATAGTTTCACAAAAGCTAACCTTCCTGTAAACCTTCGTAATAAACCAGAACAAGTTCAGGAGTTATTTCTAAAGACAGCCAATGAAACTAAAGCACAAGGTTCTAATTTTACTCAAGCAGTAGCACTAGCTAATAAACTAGCTAATGAACTTGATACAAAGCTGCAAGCAGAAGCCCTAGCTAATCAAAAGCCAAAACCAGACGTTAAGCAAGTACTCAAGCAAGGACTAGTAGATAGACGTAAGGATCAATTACTTAGTGCTTTAGATATGCTGGATGATTCTGATGAAGAACTAGAAGAACCTGAAGAACTAAACAAGGCTCAGGTTCTACCTAGCAAGACCATGAAGTCAACAGAGTTCGATAAGCAAGGTAGGTTAGTTACTATCCTTGATGACGGTACTAGAGTAGTCTCCAAGAACTCAGCACCTGCTGATAATATTAATCAAAGCGTAGCTGTACAGGTTAACCCAGTATTTGATTACGTTCAAATGAACACTACAGCTAACTTAGGAGACGATGATTTCGTCCCAGGTATGCTTACTTGGAACGAACCAGAAGACTGCTTGGATGTAGTTCAGAACGATGGTACCAGGACTCAGGTAGGACTAGAGAACTACATTGAAGTAATCAACAACTCAGCACAACAGTTCTACAACGGTCAAGTAGTTATGTTTAGTTCAGTAAGTGCTAATGAGATTCCTGCTGTACTTCCAATGATTGCTAGTCCAGATATGGAACCGCTGTATATTGTTGGCGTCCTTACTATGGACTTAGCACCTAATCAAAGAGGCAGAGCTACTGTCCTAGGTAAGGTGCGTGATCTTGATACCACAGGTTCTAATGTAGGTGAAACATGGCAGCAAGGTGATTTACTTTGGGTTCATCCAACTATTACTGGAGCAATGACCAGGGTTCGACCTACTGCACCTCATCCTGCTATCTCAGTAGCTGCTGTACTTAAGGTTAGTTCTACTGCAGGATTGATTCTAGTTAGACCTACTATCTTTCCTAAGCTATCTTACGGGAAGTTTACTAGTTCTCAGGATCAATTTCCTTTAGCTACTAATACACCATATGCCGTCAAGTTTGAACAGTCTGAGTTTTCTAGTGGAGTGTCTGTTCAGGACTTGACCAAGATTGTGTGCAGTAAGCAAGGTTTATATAGCTTTGATTTTAGGTTACAGGTAACTAGTACTAATAGTTCACAGACTAGTCTTTATATCTGGGCAAGGATTAATGGTGCAGATGTTGCTCTTACTACTACTCAGTCAAGTATGGCAGGTAATGGATTTCAGTTAACTCCTTCGTGGAACTTTGTGCTTAGTCTAAATGCAGGTGATTACTTTGAGCTAATGTACGCTGTATCTGGTACTTCTGTTCATATTAGCGCACCTGCTGCTACTACGTTTTGTCCTGCTACACCTAGTGCAGTCATGAAGGTTAACCAGTTCAATCTTTGATTGGTAATAAGTTAGTTAATTGTTATAAGCTAATGTAATTCCATTTGACTTGCAAACTATTACCCGCTATGCTATAATAATTTTTATTAAAAGCATGGTTATTTATGTAAGGATGTTTAATGCTTGATGAAGAACTAGAAGAAATTAATAAAGCAGATTCCTATAAACCAACGCAAGCAATGATTAACAACGCTAAGCGAGGATTAGCTGCTAGACAGAAAGCACCTAAGTCACAGAAAGGTAGCTTTGATGCTAAAGAGGCTAAAGCTGCTGGTGTTGGTTCTGGTGTAGCTAGAGCAAGAGATATTATTAACGGTAATCTTTCTCTAGAGTCAGTTAAACGTATGTACTCGTTCCTTAGTAGAGCAGAGACTTACTACAAGCCTAATGAACGTACTGCTTCAGGCAACCTTACACCCGGTACACAAAGTTATTTGACATGGGGTGGCAAGGCTGGTTTAGCTTGGTCAAGGAACATCCTTAGACAAGAAGGAATCATTAAGTCAGTACAGCCAATGCCTAGCGAAGAACTAGCAGAAGAACTCGGAGTACAGATTACCAAGTCAACTAATCAAGACAAAATGCAGGCTACGTTTGTAGTACTAGTTCCTGATGAAGTTGATCTGCATGGTGATACTGTTTCTGAAGAAGAAGTAGAGAAGGCTTGCTTTAACTTTAATAAGTCCAAGACTGCTACCCCAAATCTCTTTCATGTTACTAAGAGCAACAGCTTTGATTTTCTACAAAATTACGTAGCACCGACGGACTTTATTCTTGATGACAGACTGATCAAGAAAGGTACTTGGCTTTGTACTATTCAGGTCAAGGATGCTAAGCTGTGGGAACTAATTAAGGCGGGGGAGATTTGCTCAGTAAGTATCGGGGCTTTAGGTAAATGTCAGTCCCTAGAACAAGATGAGGAATAATTAATGCAAACAGATAAACCAAAACGAGCTAAGCGTAAACTAACGGATATTACTTTCGATCACGAAGGTGCTCATATTGCTCTAGTCAATGCCAGTCAGGGTCACGGTGCTAACAACCATCATTACACCTTGCTAATGAAGAATCAGAACTTCTCACAAGAGTTTATCGAGAAGGCTTCTCAGGTAAAAGTAACGATGCCTATCGAGCAGTTCCTGAGTAGATTCTTTGGGATGTATTCAGAGCAAGCTGAAGTACTTGCCCGTGCCCTAGGCTTCAAGACCGTCGCAATGGATAAGCAAGAACTAGAAGCACAGGAAGACCAGCTTGAGATGAAGGAACAAGAAATTGATCCTGAGATGCCTGAAGAACCAGAAGGTAAAGAATACGAATACGAAGACTGGATTCAATCTCAGCTAGAAGCATTTGAGATTATGAAGTCCATGAAAGAATCTGATTCGATGATTGATCTAATGTCTAAGCTAGACGAAGACGATTACCTAGCTCTGCTAAATGATCAGGCACTAATCGAGAAAGCCTTCCGTAAGCTAGAACGTGCTGAGAAAGCACTGCTGAAGAAGCAAAAAGAATCTACTGTAATTGCTCCAGAAGCATCAGCAGATGAACCCTCTGTTACTGTAGGGGTAGTGGAGGTTGAAACCTCTGTTGTTAATAAAGCAAATAAGGAAACCAATATGACACAAGAAGTTCAAGTTGAACAAGCTGAAAAGGTCGAAATGGTTGAGAAGAGTCAACTGGAACAACTCCTAAAGGCTCAAGCTGATATGCAGGTTGAACTGCAGAAAGCTCGTGATCTTCTCAGCGTTTACGAACAAGAAAAGAAAGATGCTATTGCAAAAGCACGTAAGCAAGAACTGACTGCTGCTGTTAAGCAAGCTGATGTTGCTGAAGTACTTTTCAAGGCAGTCAAGGATGCTGCTGATGAAGACTTCGCTGCTGTAGTCAAGGCTCTAGCTGATATGCAAGCTGTAGTTGAGAAATCAGCTATGTTTGAAGAGCAAGGTGCTTCTGTTCAGGAAGATCAGCCTGTAGTTCAGGAATCTGCTGTCGCGCGGCTTCTAAAAGCTAAACAAGCAAAATAAGTAATAAATTAATTTAAATTTTAGGAGTATACAATGGCTGTGCTATCCACTGAAAATTTTCGCATGTCTCATCTGGTCAAGAAAGAACTCTGGCCTGATCAAGCTTACAACCGTCTAGTTGTAACCGTTAACGAAGCTGCTGCTAAGTCTTATGTTGTAGGCCAAGTCCTAGGCAAAGTCACTGCTGACGGCAAGTACAAGATTGCAGTTCAAACTGCTGTTGACGGTTCTGCTGTTGCTGACGCAATCGTTATTCAAGACACTTCCGTAGCTGCTGCTACTGATACCAAGGTTCTGGTTCTAGTTAAAGGCCCAGCTATCGTTTCTAAGGCTGCTCTGGTTCTAGATGCTACCTATGATCTAGCTGCTGAGAAGGCTGCAGTTTATGCTGCCCTAGAAGCTAAGGGTATCCAAGTTAACGATGCTGTTTAATCAGCAGTTAATTAAGAACAACTAATTTAAGGATAAATAAAAATGGCTATTACTCGTTCCTTTAGCAATGCTTTTGAAATTCAGGATTTTACAGCTGAACTTCTATTGGTGCCTAACCAATGGGGTCTAATTAATGAACTCGGCATCTTCCGTGAAGAGTCCGTTTCTCAGCACAGTATTACCGTTGAATCTCGCAATGGCACCCTAGGTCTAATCACTGACCAAGTTCGTGGTGCTCGTAACCTAGTTAACAAGGATGACACCCGCACCCTGCGTAGCTTTGCAATTCCTCACTTCCCACTTGATGACGCTATTAAGCCAGAGGATGTTGTTGGAAAACGTGCGTATGGTTCACCCGATGCTGCCGAAACTGAAGCTGCTGTAATCGCACGTAAGCTAGAGCGTATTCGTATGAATCATGCAGTTACTATGGAAGCTGCCCGTGCTTATGCAATTACAAACGGCGCAATCTATGCTCCATCGGGCACTGTAGTAGGTAATTACTACACCGACTTTGGTGTTACTCGTAAAGAGATTGACTTTGCTCTAGGTACTACCACTTCTGACGTACTTGGTAAATCAGAAGAAGGTCTTGACCACATTCAGACCAACATTCAGTCTGGTGAAGTTGTTTCAAACGTAGTTGTGCTTTGCTCACCTGCTTTCTTTGCTAAGCTAATCAGCCATGCAACCATCAAAGAAGCCTTCAAGTACTACTCAAGCACTCAAGAGCCTCTGCGTCAACGTCTAGGTTCTGGCCTATATCGTCGTTTTGTTTACGGCGGTGTTGAGTATATTGAATACAAAGGCAGCTACAATGGTCAGGCCCTCATCCCTGCTGGCGATGCTTATATGCTACCACAGGGTACAAGCGACGTATTCCTGAGCTATTTCAGCCCATCAAACAAGTTCGCAAGCATTGGTACTCTAGGTGAACAGGCATATGTCTATACCTACAAGTCACCAAACGATTCAGAGATCACCATTGAGTCCGAATCTAACCATCTACATCTGGTTCGTCGTCCTCAGTCGGTTGTCCGTCTGTTCACCAGCAACTAAGTAAAACAAGCCTCTCTAACCAGAGGCTACTTACTGCAGAACTTTACACACGTAGAGTTCTGTGTTAAGATCACAATCTTACAAGAACAGGCTAGGTTGGCCGACCGAACGTGAGACTATCCACCTCACTGCCTTGTTCTACTTTAGTGGATGTTTCGGGAGAAACTGTGAAGTTAGATAAAGGCACTGAAATACAATCCATCCTTGAAGCAGCAGGATTTAATGTCTCGATTGATTGGAATTCTAGATTCGAACGCAACGGCAACGGTCGAATTATTGTAACATGCAACCTGTGTAACCACTCTTGCGATAGGTCAATATCAGATTTAAGAAGGGCAAAGTTTTTCTGTGATGGTTGTTATAAGACCAGTCTCGTTAAGACTATTAATGATAAGAATTTTACACCGCTAGATTTAAACTGTGTCCAATACAAGATTCAATGTAATACCTGCGGAACGTGCAGAACAATAGGACAATCAGCCCTGTACCATAAGGAAAATAAAATTGATTGCGAGGGATGTAGAAATTTCTCTTACGAGAATGCTTGTGAAGTCTCGGGAATGGTTTACAAATTTTCTGAAAAATATCGGAATGGTCGTTTAGTTCATTTTTGTTGCAAAAAATGCGGAAATAGTATGCAAAGATGCGCAACACAGGTAATGTGCACTCAAATTACTTGCAGCCAGTGCAGGATCAATAATTATATTGATATTCTTTCTAAGAAATCTTGTAGTTTTATTAAATACTGCAACCAGAAGGTGTACTATATTACACCATCTGGTGAGACAAGAAGTTGCCATATAAGTTCATTACATGACCTGTCGTTCAGGGTTAATGATTATCCAGTCAACAAGAGAAAACATTTTATATATCTAATTGAGGTTTGTTTCAATGGTAACTTGTACTATAAGATTGGAGTTGCACATAACATTGAGGCACGGTTGAAGGCGTTGAAACTAACTGGAGTCGTGTCTACAAAATCCCTTAAAGAGTTCGATTGTAGAGAAGATGCTGTTCTCTATGAGAAAAGTATTCATAGAAGTATTTCACAATATTTAATAGGCGAAAATATAGTTTCGTGTTTCTCAAACGCATTGCGTAAAAACAGGAAAACCGGAGAAATAAAAATTGATGGATATACCGAATGGTTTTCACATCTTTGTTTACAACATATTAGTGTAAAATAATATTTTTCACGAAGAGCACACACGTGTACTCTTCTTAAAGAATAAGTAAGGAGTATCGCTATGTCATTAACACCTGTACAACAGATCAGGCTATTAATTCAGGACGTAACTCCTGGACTTTATATTATTTCAGATGAAGAACTGGAGTTCTTACTTGAAAGAAATAACAACAATGTAAATAGAGCGTCAGTTGAAGCAGCTCGCATTGTGCTTTTTAATCTTTCAATGCGTGGAGATGAGTCAGTTGATGTGTTTTCATTAAAATCATCCTCTAGTGCGAAATCTTATATGGAAGCACTCAAGATGTACATCAATAATCCCAGCCTCAACCAAGTAGGAAACAACCTACAAGGTTATGTCGGTGGTATTAGCCTAGAAGATATGCAAGCAAACGATGCTAACCTAGATAACAACATCTTCATCAACCCTACTAGCTCACCTTACAACATCCCTAGTTCTACTAACCAGTACTTCGGAGTCTGACAATGGCTATTGACTTCTTAAGAATTACAATCAATGCCATCCTACGACACGGTTCTGACTGCAGTTATATTGCAGTCCAAGAAGGTACTTATAACGTAGAAACTGGATCAGTTACTAACACAGAAACTACTCATGCAGTACGTATGTACAAGAAGCATATTAATGCTAGTCAGTACAATTATCCTGATCTAGTAGGTAAAGATGCTGCTATGTTTTACTTAGCAAATTCAAGCCTAGGTTTTATACCTGCAGTACGAGACAAGATTGTATTCAACGGTGTAACCTACATGGTTGACAGCATTCAAGAACATTCTGCTCAGGGTGCTGTAGCGTTGTACCGCATGATTGCACTGAAGGGTTGATATGTTAAGCGTGGATGCTTCTGGACTAGCTGATAGCTTAAAGAAAGCAGAGCAAGAGATTGAGCGCAAGCTAGTAGGTATGCTTGGTAAGTTCATGCAGGGTTTTACTGCAGTAGCTGTAGAGAACACTCCTTACGGTGATGCTTCTGATCCAAGATATATGCAACGTCAAGCCCCTTGGCCGCAAGAACCAGGTATGTCTAAGTCTAACTGGCAGATCATGAACACTGGTTCTTTCTCCCCGTTGTATATTGCTGATATTACAGGTGCTCCTTCTATTCAGGATGCTGCTGAGACTTACTACAAGCTAGGAGAAGTCTATTATTTAGGTAACGCTACACCTTATATCAGGTCAGTAGATAACAAGTACGCAATTGAAGATAATACCGTAAACGAGGTACTGACTATTTATCAGCATAGACTAGATGATTACTACAAACAAAGCTAAGGAAACGTATGGCTATTATTGAAACTAAAAGAGCAGCAGAACGTCACTTACTAGCTTTGACTCCTGCAGTACCTACTGCTTTTGAAGGTGTTAGCTTTACACCTCCTGCTGGTACTTACCAACGTTTGCAGTTTGTAATCAGACAACCCGATGACCCTGTGCTAGGTAGAGGCTACTACAGAGAACGATTAAGTATGCAAGTGTTTGTTTGTGCTGAGTTAAACAAAGGCACGGCAGAAGCTATCTCAAGAGCAGAACTTATCCGTAACTGGTTTGCTAAGGGTACTACCTTACAAGAAGGTAATATCAGGATTCATGTTCTTAGCACCCCACAGATTACAGGTACTGTAGTTACTCAAGACAGATTAGTATGCCCTGTACTGATTGAACTAGTTGCAGAAGTTTACTCTAATTAATATCTGCTTAAGATTCTAAACAAAGTTTTCAGTTACTTTCTTAACTGATGTTTTTGCAAAAACAATTTTAATAAGGAATAGATTATGGCTACAATCGCAACCGGCGTGAACAAGCAAGTACGATACAAGAAAGAGACTGCATGGGGTACTGCTGCAGGTACTACTGGTGGTAATGTCCTCCGTCGTGTAACCGCTAACTTTAACCTAGACAAAGAAACTTACCAATCAGGTGAGATTCGTACTGATTACCAGATTCAAGATATGCGTCATGGCGTACGATCAGTCTCTGGTTCACTAAACGCAGAACTAAGCCCTGGTTCTTACGTTGATTTCTTTGCTGCTGCTGTAGCTAAGAACTTTGCTGCTAAAGTTACTCTAACTGCAGTCTCAGTTACCATGACTGCTGTAGCTGGTGGTACTGGTACCATCGTTCGTGCTACTGGTAGCTGGCTAACCGATGGTGTTAAAGTAGGTGATGTTATTCGTCTATCTGCTACTGCTAACTCAGCTAAGAACCTGCTAGTTACTTCAGTAGTTGCTCTGACCCTTGGTGTCAAGACTCTAAACGGTACTGAACTAGTTGCTGTTGGTACTGCTGCTCCAGTAGATGTTAGCTTTCCCGGTAAGAAGACTATGGCTCCGCTTACTGGTCATACCGATGATTCATTTACTTTCGAAGAGTGGTATTCAGACATTGCTCAATCAGAAGTCTTTACTGGTAATAAGGTTAACACTGCTGCACTAAGTATTCCTAGTACTGGTCTGGTTACTGCTGACTTTGGCTTCATGGGTAAAGACCTAGCACAGACTGGTACTGCTGCTTACTTCACTGCTCCTACTGCTCAAGGTACTACTGGTATCTTTGCTTCAGTAAACGGTGTTCTAATGATTAGTGGTACTCCTGTTGCAGTTGTTACTGATGCAAGCATTAACATTAACCGCAACATGCAGAACGCTACTGTAGTAGGTTCTAACTCAGTTGCTGAGATGTTTGAAGGTCGTATTGCTGTTGATGGTAGCTTCTCAGCTTACTTCCAAGATGGTACTTTCCGTGATCTGTTCAAGGATGAAGTAGAGGCTTCTCTAGTAATCGCTCTGACTACCAGCAATGCAAACAACGCTGACTTCGTTTCTATTACTCTTCCACGTATTAAGATTAATAGCAACACCAAAGCAGATGGAGAGAGTGGTATCATTGCTCAGCATAGTTTTATGGCACTGCTAAACTCTGCAGGTGGTAACGTTACTGGTACTGAACAAACTACAATCGCTATTCAAGACTCTGCTGTAGTCTAAAGCTACTAAAGCTGTTGCTTAAAGCAACTAAAGACGTAGCTTAAACTACTAGCAAACTAAGACCCCGTTGGAGAAATCCTTCGGGGTTTTATTACATCTGTTACTCATTGACATAAATATCTAGATATGCTATACTTACGGTTAAGTAAACAGCAATAACAATAACGGCTGTTTGTTTATTAACCAAGTAAAGGACAACAAAATGGCATTCGATCTAGTCAAACAAGATTTTAACAAAGCAGCAGAAGCAGGCTTTACCTTTGAACTCAAGCTACCTACTGGTGAAGCCAGTGGTGCTAAGCTAACCGTAATTGGTGATATGTCACCTACTGTAAAGCAGTACTCACGTAAGAAGTTCTCTGAGTACCAGATGAAGCAAAGCCTAGCTAAGCGCAAGGGTCGTGATCTGGATGAAATGTCACTAGATGAAGCAGAAGAACTAGCAGTAGAAGCAGCAATGGTTCGCCTAGTTGACTGGAAGGGTATCCAAGAGGCAGGTAAGGAAGTTGCTTTCAGCAAGGAAAAAGCAAAGGAAGTTCTAACTCAGCATAGCTGGATTCGTGAGGCAGTAATGGCTGAAGCCGCTGATCTTACTAACTTTCAACCAAAGTGAACTAGAACAAGCATTAGCTTTCGTTAAGCAAGAGTTTACTTTAAGCGATGTAAGATCAAAGCTTGAATCAGTTCAAAGACAGACAGGTATAAGACCAAAGGAACTTGATGACTTAGTTGAGTTACCTGAAGTCTTTAGGTATGTTTGGAATGACTTTCTTGCTTTGAACTCTGCTAGGACAAGCAATGGCTTTGGGGTTAATTGTTTGTCTTATACTGAGATTAAGGCTTACTACGACTTACAGCAAGAACAACCAGAGCCTTGGGAAGTTGCTGTAATCAGGTATATGGATAATGTCACGTTATCTGTTTACGCTGAGAAGTCAAAGCAAGAACAAGCTAAAGCAAGCAGAAAGAAGTAAACTTAAGCAATAACCATAGCCCTCTTAACCGAGGGCTTTTGTGTTTGTGTGCTTGTAGTTAAGCAGGTAAACATAAAAGAATATTCTCAAAGAGAAGGAGACAGACGTGGACTTACAAAATTTAGTCTTTTCTGTGGATTCTACGCAGTTAGATGAAGCAAGAATTAAGATTGCAAAACTAGGCGATGCAGTTGGTGCATTAAACAAGCCTTTACAAGACATGGCGAGAAGTTCTGCGAAGACTAACGAAATCGTTGCCAAGTCAGAACTCGCTGCCGAGAAAGCAAGAGCAGCTACTAAGGCACTAGGTGAGCAAGTAGAAGACTCCGGTGAGCAGATGTCTAGAACTGAGGCTTATATTAATAAGCTAGTAACCGGACTAAAGATTTTCCGTGGTGAGACAATTACTGTTCAGGACTCTGCTCTAAAGCTAGGCGATTCTTTCACAAAAGGTCAAGCTAATGCTCTTGCATATCAAATGCAGATTGGTGCTACTACTGATCAGCTAAAGCTAATTGCTAAGCAATTCCAAGACATTAACGCTTTCAGTAATACAAATCCTTTTGATAAAAGCACAAGAGGTTTATCTACTCTAAGACAAGAAATTGCTGAACTTCAAATGGTTGACAAGTTCATGCGAGATGGTGTTGCTCTTACTAGAGAACAAATCATTAATCTTGCTAAGGATTCAGAACGACTTACTCAGGCTTATAACTCGATGGGTAAGTCGCAGGAAGAACTTACTGCTGAATTAGCTAGACTGAAAACAGAAACTATCGACGCTGCTAAACAAAAGAACATCCTTACTGAAGCAGCAAGACAATCAGAGATTCAGGCTAAGAAAGAAGCTGATGCACTGATTGAACAGTCTCGTGCTATTAAGCTAGTAAACGATGCAATGATGAAAGAGTGGGCTGCTAGTAAAGATACTAAAGACCCCGTGCTTGTTGACATGGCTGATTTCTATAGAAAGCAAGGAGCAGAAGCTGATGTTCTTGCAGCTAAGATTGCTAAGCTAGACAACGTAGAACAGAAGCTGGCTTTCACTAATCAAGAACTAGCTGCAGGGATGACTACTGCTAGTGCGAACGCTTTGTATTCTTACAAGAAAGGTCTTGAAGATGTAGGTACTAGTTCTGATGTAGTTGCTAAGAAAATGCAGTCGTTCAGAGAACAACTAATGATCAAGCAGCAGCACAGCCCTCTAGCCGGTATTGCTAAGGATGCAAAACATGCTTCAGAGCAAGTAGATCATCTCTCAAGAGCAATTGGTGTTCAGCTAGGTGACGTAGCGGTTTCTCTTGCTGGTGGTATGAATCCATTCATGGTTCTTATCCAACAAGGCGATCAGTTAAGGTTTGCTGTACAAGCAGCTAGAGATGCAGGTCAAGACCTAGAAGGTGCAATGAAGAAAGCTCTTTCCGGGATTATTAATTCTTTCGTTGATACTGGCAAAGTAATCGGTGGGTTCTTCTTGAACAGCTTCAATCAAGCAGGTAAAGCTGTTGTTGATTTTGGAACAAAGATTTTGTTTCTTAACAAGACAATGCAAGCTTATGGTCTTGCACTGGCTTCTTATGCTGATGGTGGAAATAAACTGGCTTCTGGACTACTCTCTGTACTGGCTAGGCTTCCTGCGGTAATAGGTGTTGGCATTGCTTCTTTTGCTGCATTTGCTGTTGCAGCAGGTGTTGCTTTCTTTCAAGTAGAAAAACAACTGAAGGCTCTTACTACTAATCTTGTTTTAACAGGAGGTTCTTTAGGTCTTACTACTGATTCTGCTAGGAACATGGCTCAATCAATGGAGCAAATCGGTGTATCTAGCTCTAAGGCTCTTGACGTAATCACTGCAATGGCTAAACAAGGTGGCTTTGCTAGTAAGGAAATTGAGCTAGTAACTAAGTCAGCAGTAGATATGCAGAAATGGCTTGGGGTTTCTGTAGAGGATACGGTTAAGCAGTTTGCTAAGCTAAAAGGTGAACCTGTTGATGCTCTAATTGAGATTGCTAAACAGACCGGCTTAGTTGACTCTGCTACATTGGCTACGGTTATTTCTTTACAAGAGCAAGGAAGATCAGCAGAAGCTGCTGCTGTTGCTATGAAAGCATATGGTGACGCTACTGTCGCTCAAGTTCAGAGAGCAAAGGTAGAATACACAGAATTTGCTAAACTTATGATTGATATTGGCTCAGGACTTGGTAAGTTTTGGGATGGTATTAAATCAATGTGGATTAAGGCATCCCCAATTAATCAATTAGCACAGCAGATTAATGATCTAAATGCTGCCATAAATACCCCAGGAATCGGCAGTGCTTATAAGAAACAGCTTGAAGATCAGAGAAATATTCTCTCTCAGCAATGGCTACTTCTGGAAAAGAAAAGTTTAAACGAAGAACAAACTCTTCTTCTAAACACAGAGAGTGCCAAGGTAATGGAAGCTGCTGCAAAAACAACAACGCAGTATCTGACAGGTATTAATAAACTAAACGCAGACAGAACAGCAGCAACCAATGAGCAAGCCAAATTAGAAGATCAGAGAAGAAAAGGACTAATCTCTGAACAAGCCTATACTGCAGGTATTGCTGCTAATAAAATAAAGATTGCAAAGATTGACGAGGATATTGCTAAGGAAAACAAGAAAAACAATGCTGAAGGGTTAGCGGCAAGAAAGAAAGCCCAAGCAGAGTTTGAGAAAGACATGAACGTCTATCAAGACCTCATGAACAAAGCAGATGGTGCAAACAAAGCTTATAACGACAGCTTAGCTGCCCTTAACAGAAGATTTGCTGCTGGCAGTATTTCTCAGAAACAATACAACGAAGCTGTTGGTTATTTGATTCGTTCTCAGCCCGGTTACATCAAGATGATGCAGGACTTAACAAAAGCGTTTGAGGACTATGATGCTGCCATAACTAAAGTTAACTCTACAATCAAGGATTGGAACAACGAAGCTAGTATTGAAGCTACTCAGCTATCTTTCAGAAGACAACTTCTAGGTAAGACTACAGAAGAACAGTTTAGGCTCAACACAGAAGCTGCAAAGCAAGCTAAACTTTCTAAACTTCAAATCGAGCTTGATAAAGAACTTGCTGAGGCTAAGCTTAAACTTACTGCAGGAGATTATGCAATTAAAGAGCAAGCTTTGATTGCAGCAAATGCAAAGAAAAGGCAGAACGTAGAGGAAGAAACAAACTTAGCTATTCTTGAAGACTACCAAAAGAAATTTGAAGCAATCCAAAAAGAACTAGGCGACGTAATGTTCCTAGCCCTAACCAACAGAGGTGCTCAAGCTGGTAAGAAACTTCGTGATCTTATCAAGGCTGAACTAATGAAGCCTATTACTGTGTTTGTAAATGCAGTAATTGGAAACATCATGCAGGGGTTTACTTCTGCAGGAGGTAGTGGAGGTGATCTTGTAAGTTCAGGTATAAACTCTGCATTTGGTTCTTCTATTGGTAGTGCTATCGGGGGGTTTACTGTAGAAGGTTCAACCCTGTCTGCAATTGGTTCTAGCATAGCTGCTGGTTTTCAAGCTACACTGACTGGTCAATCAGTAAGTGCAGCCAGTGCTGCATACAGTGCTGCGGGTCAGACTGGGGTTGCTGCTGGTTTACAAGTAGGTGCCTACGCTCCTTATGCACTAGCTGCTGTTATTGCTCTAGATCAACTAGGATACCTAGATGCTTGGTCTGGTGATCCAGATGCTTTCCTAGTACAGCAAGCCAGAGGAACTACTCAGAACTACTCTACTGCTACTCAAAGTAGATTAGGTACTGTAGGCTTCGTTAATGGTAACGCTACCATCATGAAGAACGGTCAGCTAATCTCTGAATACGGCGAGACTGAAGGTATTTCTACTAAAGCACAACGTGCTGCTCTGGATGTTATTAACTCACTAGACAATACAATTGCAAGTACTCTTAATGAGTCACAGATTAAACAGATTGCTGAAAGCATGTCTGGTTGGTATCAAAAGTCATGGAGTGTAGAAGCTGGGACTATTGAGAACTTTATTGCAAAACGATATGAGACTATTCTTGGTTCTTTAGATAGTTCTTTCGGTAAGCTAAAAGACTATCAAAAAGAAGGTGAGAAACTAACTGATACTGCAGTAAGACTAATCAGTACATTTACTTCTGTTCGTGGTGCTTTCGAGACTATTGGAGTAAGTACAGAAGACCTTACTTATAAACTAGCTAATGATTTTGCTAGTGTGTTTGGCGGTGTTGATAAGTTTGGTTCTGCGTTTAGTTCATTCTATGAAAACTTTTACTCAGAGTCAGAGAAGACAGCTAACCTTACTAGAAACCTAACTGAAGCGTTCAGTGCATTAGGCTATGAACTGCCTAGTACCAAGGATGCTTTCAAGGAATTAGTCCTCGCTGCTGTAGATGCAGGTAATCCACAACTTACTGCTAGTCTGCTTGGCCTGCAAGATGCGTTTGTTACTTTAACAGATACTGCTGGTGCTTTGGTTAATACTGTTGAATCAATTGAAGAATCTTATAGAAGACTTACTGAAGTCAACATGACTGCAGAAGATATTGCTAACCAACGCATTGAACTAGAACAAAGACTATTTGAAGCTACTGCTACTCAAGAACAGCTCCTAGCTAAAGCAAGATCAGAGATTCATGCTTATAACCTTACGTTGTATGATCAGGTTATTGCTGCTGAGCAAGCTAGGGAATCATTTGATACACTGCTTGAAAGTCTAAAAGGTTATGGAGATTCTTACACAGATATTCAGAAGAAAATTCAAGACTTGGAGCTTAAGCAAAAGACTGATGCACTAGAACTTCAGAAGTCAGGCCTAGAAGAACAACTTCAAGCTGTGCAAGCTTTGATCGAGGCTTCTAGAAACCTTAAGAAGTTTGTTGATGAACTTGTACTAGGTACATTTACTGTAGAGCAAACTCTTGAACAGCTTAAACAGAAGTTTACTGATCAGCTTGGTCTTGCACGTTCAGGGGATGTTCAATCGTTCTCTGATATTCAGGGAACAACTACTCAGTACTTGGATGCTTTCAAGACTCAGGCTAGGACCGCTGTAGATGTAAAGCGTGAAACCATGCTGATGGCTCTTCAGCTAGAAGAACTGGCTAGTACTACAGAAGATCAGAACATTAGTCTAGAGCAAACGCTAAAGCAAGGTATTAGTGATCTTACTAAGAGTCTAGACGAACTCAGATCAGTTAACGTTGAAACCCTAGAGACTCTGCAACTACAACTACAGAATATCAAGGAGCAGTTTGTTCAAGATCTTGATAATACTGTAAAGCAAGTAATTGCAGTAGACGGTGTAAAAACTGCGCTAGAGGCACTACCTCCAGAACTTGCTAGTATTCTAAGCGCTGCTTTAGCTAGTACACTTGCCCCAATGTTTAGCTCACTATCTGCTTCAATCACGGCAGGTACTAACTTAAGTGTATCGCAAGGTGTAATCAGTTCAGCAGTAGGTAGCGCAAGTACTGGGACTAACACAATAGCAGGTAGTCAGAAAGATATTATTAAATCAGCACTGACTAGCATCCTTCCAGATACTAGCGTTTCTTACAACGATAAAGCTCAGATTTATACTAATCTTCTTGATCAAGGCTATAGTTCTTCTGAACTGATTGGAATCATGCAAGATGCTTACGGTGCTTCTGTAACAGCAGATATGCAAGCACTAGATACGGCAGCTAAGATCAATGATATCTACAATGACGTACTTGGTCGTAAAGCTGATACCGAGGGTCTGTCTTATTGGTTGAACGAAGTACAGTCAGGGAACCTGAGTACAAACCAAGTGTTGGATAAAATTGTAGCTAGTGCAAACATTGCAGAACCTGGTTCTGTTAATACAGCAGCACTTGCTTCTTATGTTCCAAAGTTTGCTTCTGGTGGCTATTACCAAGGTGGCCTAGCTATTACTGGTGAAAGTGGCCCTGAGTTAATTAACTTTAACCAACCGGGCCAAGTCTATACTGCAAGTCAGACTAGTAATATTCTAGGTAATAGCAACTCAGAACTAGTAGAAGAACTTCAGGCTCTACGTCAAGAAGTAACAATGCTTCGTGCTGAGACTAGAGCAGTAGTATCTAATACTTCTAAATCATCTAAGTTACTCGATAGAGTAATTCCAGATGGTCAGAGTGTTCAAGTTACTGTTCTAGCTTAATAAAGAGGGAGGGTATTCTCCCTCCTTCTTTTATAAAGGATTCAAATATGAAGGTATTAAAACCTGTAGTATTTCAAAATAGTCAATTAATAAGTACAACTGCTGTTAATGCAGATGCCAATTGGTCTTCTGCTACAACTTATTCAATAGGTCAGAAAGTATCATATCAGGGTAAAATATATGAAAGTCTTCAAAATACAAACCTAAATAAAACTCCAAGTACAAATCCAACATGGTGGCTGGACCTTGGTGCAACTAATCAGTTCGCTATGTTTGACCAAGTTGTAGGAACAAGCACTACAGCTACAACAAGCCTAACCGTTGTGTATGCTCCTGGGTCAGTGTTTAATTCAGTAGCTTTTATTAACGTAGATGCTGCTGTTATTAAGGTCACAATCAGAGATGGTCTATCTGGACCTATTGTGTACGAAAATACTGCAGGTCTTTCTGGAAGTAATGTAACTAATTGGTATGATTACTTCTTTAGTGATCCATTGCTAAAGAGAACTCAGGTTGTGTTCTCAGAAATACCTCCCTATGTGAATGCTCATATTACAATTGAGTTGAAGAATTCAACTGGAGTAGCAGTCTCACTATCTCAATTCATTGCTGGTGATCTTGCTTCACTCGGTACTTCGCAATATGGCGCAACTGCTGGTATTATTGATTATTCAATTAAGCAAACTGACGAGTTCGGTAACACATCATTTGTGAAGAGAGCATTTAGTAAGAGACTAAGTTGCAACTTTAACCTTGACAATTCACAGCTTAATAGAGTTCAAAATTACCTATATAGTGTTAGAGCAACACCTGCAGTATGGGTAGCATCAGATAGTCCTCAGTTTGAAGAGGCATTGGTTGTGTATGGATTCTACAAGGATTTCAGTACTGAAATATCTTATCCTTCATTTAGTCAATGCTCAATTGAGATTGAAGGGTTAACATAATAAATTAAGGAACAGATATATGCCATTACAAATTACACCGTTACCTTCAGCGCCCAGTAGAGCAGATCCAGCTACATTTGCTACTAAAGCAGATGCATGGGTTGCTGGTATTGGAACTTGGACAACAGAGACTAATGCAGTAGCTGTAGAAGTAAATAACAATACTAACTCAGCAGCAAGTTCTGCATCAACTGCTACGACAAAAGCAAACGAAGCAGCAGCATCTGCTCTTGCTTCAGCTAACTCAGCTAATGCTGTTAAGTGGGTTAGCGGGACAACTTACTCAATAGGTACTGTAGTTTTTAGTCCAATAACATTCCTTACATACAGAAGAAAGACTGCTGGTGCTGGTACTACAGATCCTTCTGCTGATAGTACAAATTGGCAGTTGATTACAAGTCAAGGTGGAATGACTCTTCTAGCAACTATTACTCCAGTGAACGGAGCAGCAACTGCATCTGCTACTGGATTGGCGCCAAGTAAATCAATTATTGTAATAACGGAGTCCCTTACATTTTCAACTTCTAATAGCTTGCTTGCAGCAATAAGCTCTAACAATGGTAGCACCTACAGCAGTCAGTCGATATTATTAACAAACAGCAGCACTACGCCAAGTGGATATATTGAAATTTTTAGGACGGATGCAAGTTCTTCAAATAAGGCATTCATAGCTGTCCAGGCTGGAGGTGGTGGAAGTGCAGGTGCAGTTACAGATGTTACAGGCGTAATAAACGCAATACGCATATCAGCATCTACTACCTTCACAGGTAATGGAAGAATCTTTATTTACGGGATAAATTAATATGACAAGACCTCTTATTCAAATCAACTCAGAAGTCAGAGAGATGAATGACTCCGAATTTGCTGAATGGCAACAAAGCCAAGTGAAGTCAGAAGATGAAATCAAGCAGGAATGCATTAATTCAACTCAACAAAGACTTGACTCATTTGCTCGTACAAGAAACTACGACAGTATCCTAAGCCTATGCACATACGCTACAAGCACTATCCTTGAGTTCAAAGCTGAAGGTCAATGCGGAGTAGAATCCAGAGATGCAACTTGGAATAAGCTGTACAAAATCCTTAATGAAGTCCAAGAAGGTACTAGACCAGTGCCTTCAGGGTACTCAGATATCGAAGCAGATCTACCAGTCCTTAGCTGGCCTGCATAATTAAATAACAGTAGCCTAGGTACTCATGTACTTAGGCTATTTGCTTTGTAAAAAATAAAATAAGGAAAGTTATTATGCAAAATGCATCTGCAGTAGATGCTGCCTTAGCTGCGGCTGGTAGTAAAGCTACATATACTGGATCTGGTATGGTTCTTAGTGGTTGGTTATTTAGTTCTGAGTTTGCTGTATTTGTAGGTATTGTAATTGGTGTAGCTGGTTTCCTAGTTAACTGGTACTACAGACACAAACTTACAAATACAGAAATCAGATTTAAACTTGAGGAACTTCACCTTAAGCAAGAACAGAACGAAAGAGAAAAACTTGAGCATAATTTTAAAATGAAAAGCATGAAGCGAAGATGCAATGACCACAAGGATTACGATCATGATAATGACTTATGCTTAGCTGAGCAAAAGGAGTAATCAATGCACCCTATTACTCAATTTATGATTTACTACGGAGTCCTTTGCAGGATTACTAAGGATTTACTCGGAGGTAAAACAAATGCTTGAATTTATTGGTAGTGGAATACTTGGAAGTATCTTTGGTGGAGTATTCAGACTAGCTCCTGAAGTGCTGAAGTTTCTTGATAGGAAAGAGGATAGAAAGCATGAGTTGAGTATGCTTGATAAACAACTTGACTTTGAGAAAGCTAAAGGTGCTATTAGGGTTGAGGAAAGAACTATTGACTACGGTGTAGCTCAGATAGATGCAATTAGTAAAGCCTTTGAAGAGCAGAGTAATACAGCAAGTAAGTCATACAAGTGGGTTTCTGCTTTATCTGCTCTGGTAAGACCAACTGTAACTTATGTATTATTTGCTATGTACGTAGCCTATAAAGCTACTATTATGGTATATGCAATTCAACTAGGTGAACCTTGGGTTAGTGTAGTGCAGCAATCATGGACACCTGATGATTTCGCAATGCTTAACGGTACAATCATGTTCTGGTTTGTCGGAAGAAGTATAGATAAGAGGTAGTATGCTAAAGGATAACCAAAGCAAAATCAATGAGATTAAGCAAATCTGCATCAAGGAGTTTCTACTCCCATATGAGGGAGAGGGGAAGAGACTTCTTGATGGCAGGTTTGTTGCTTACCCAGATCCTGCAACCAAGAACGATCCTGAGAAGAAAGGTGAACCTTGGACTATAGCGTGGGGTTTAACCTTTGATGAAAGTGGAGTCAAGGTTAAGCAAGGTGATGTCTGGACACTTGAGAAAGCCTTAAGAGCTAAGGAAGCTGCACTTGATGGTTTCCTTGGTGCATTGCTAAGGCTAAGCCCTAAGCTAATTCTAGAGCCTTCAAGGCGCATAGCTGCTGTGCTGTCATGGGTGTACAACCTTGGACTAGGTAACTACAGGGCTAGTACGTTTAAACGTAAGATTGACGCTAAGGAGTGGGATGAAGCTGCAGAGCAGTGCAAACTCTGGGATAAGGCTAACGGTCGTGTAATGAGAGGCTTGACTCGTAGAAGGACTGCTGAAGCTAATGCTATTGAAAAACCATAAAAGAAACCCCGAGGGATTATCTCCTTCGGGGTATTTTTATTTTTTATGCTAGATGTTTTTGAAGTTCTGTAAACCCACCAATCAGCGTACCATCAACCCATACTTGGGGGAACGTCTTAGCTGTTGGGTTAGCTTCAAAGAATTGCTCACGAGTCCAGTTGCCTGATTCTACGTTGCGTTCCTCAAACTCAAGTTCTTTACTCTTTAGCAAACCCTTAGCACTTACACAGTAAGGGCAATTGTTCTTAGACCAGACCACGATCTCTTTCTTGTCAAATTGATCATATGCAGCATCGTACTTACCGATCATGGAGCCTTTGCTGTAGTTAGTGGTATTTACCTCGAAGAAGTTCTCCATTCCACTGTTGCTGGTAATCCAGTCCAACCAAGGGAAAGGATTCTCTACATTAAACTGAGGCTTAAGTCCTAGCTGAACACTACGGAAGTCTGCAACTGCCCTGACATACTGTTTAACCTCTTCTCTCGTGATGCCTTCTACTGCACCTGTATCAAAAGCTAGGTCGATGAAATTGTCTTCAAGTTCTACGCATTTACGACATGTTTCGTAAAGCTCCTTCTTAAACTCATCATTAACAATCTTAGGGTGCTCTTCTAGAAACTTACGAAATAGGGTAGAGTTTCCTTTCACATGTATGTTTTCCTCGGTCTGCGACCATGTGTTAACATCCGTCATCCCTGGAAGAATCCCTTGGCGCCCAAAGTTAAGTAGCATGGCAAAAGTGCCGAATAGGTTCACACCTTCTACATAGCACTGCTTGCCGAGGGATAGTGCAATATTTTTATAAGAATCATGCTTCAGGTCGGACATGAAATCTAGCTTTTCCTTCATCTCACGATACTGCATGAATTCCGTGTAGAAGTCTTTACCGAAACCTAGAGTATCGTTAAGCAAAGCATAAGCACGTTGATGAGTACCTTCACGGTTAGCGAAGCTCCCAAGCATATTACGAACTTCGTTGTTCTTAAACACAGGGATCATATGATCGTAGTAATCAGAACCAACTACACGATCTCCTTCAGTAAACAGACGAAGAATAGTCTTAATGAATGCCTTGGTCTTCTCAGGAATGAGACCAGTCTGCCATTGCATCAGGTCGTCTTTGAGAGAGACTTCCCAAGTACCCCAATGGGCCTTTTCATGTTCTTCAGTAATCTCTACGAAGTCTGGATAGAGAGGGTAGTAAGTTTCGCTTGCTTTAAGTAGTGACATCTTTATTCTTTCATATGAAGAGGGACGATACCCTCTTGTGTTAAATTAATTTAAGCCTGACAAGAAATACATTCTTCATCTTGCTCTTTGCTAGATTCAGGCTCTTTCCAGTCCTGAATAGCAGTACGTGTGATTGTTTCAGCTACTGTAGGTGCTGTAGCTGCTCGACCAGTACGGAAGTAGTACAGACTCTTAAGAACGTCTGAGCAGAGTGCCTTCAGGTGAACTGAGTTGATGTAAGCCCGGTCGGAGCCCGGAAGGAAGAACAAATTCAGACTCTGTGCTTGACATACATATTTCTGACGATCTTCTGCTTGCTGTACTAGAACGTGTTGATCAATCTCCCATGAAGTCTTGAACACCTGCTTGTCTTCATCAGACATTTCTTCAATCCATTGTACTGATCCATTTCGGTTAATAATTTCACGCCAAATTTCTTGTGTGTTCTTACCATACTTAGCAAGCACAGGTTCTAGGTACTTGTTCTTAACAAGAATAATACCTGCTCTGGACTTCTGAGTATAAGCATTGCTCATCAAAGGCTCAATACTAGGTGATGTACCACAAAGAACTGAACTGTTTGCATTAGGTGCAATCGCAAGCAAGTGGCTGTTACGCATTCCTGAACCAACAATATCGTTTGGCTCACCACGGGTAATAGCTAGTGCTTTGCTCTTGAATACTGCTTGTTCTTTAATTAGCTTCCAAATCTCTTTGTTAAGTTCAATTGCTTTAGTACTTTCAAATGCAATACCTTCTTTCATCAGAAGATTAGCCCAACCCATACCACCAATACCAATTGCTCGTTCTTGAGCAGCACTAAACGCTGCACGAGAAAGGTCTTCGTCTGACCAATCAATAAACCACTGAAGAATGTTGTCTAGAAATTGAACCAAGTCTTGAACAAGACTAGAGTCTTTCCACTCGTTGTACTTTTCTAGGTTCAAAGAACTAAGGCAACAAATGGCGGTGCGTTCGTCATTGTTTGGCAATGTGATTTCACTACACAAATTTGATCCATTGTTCTTTAACCCTTTCTTTTTCTGAAACTCATTTAGTTGTTGATTTGCGTTATCAATGTTGTAAAGATAAGGCTCACCGTTAAACTCTCGTGTCTCTAGGAACAGTTCCCACACATACCTTGCACTAATCTTTTCACGAACTTCTCCAGTATGAGGGCACTTTAGTTCATAGTCCTTACCTTCTTGCACTGCCTTGGCAAACGCTTTTGTAAAGTTCACACCATGATGTACACCCGAACGATTAACGATCTTGCGGTTAGCATCACCACCTGAAGGGGTTCGCATCTTAATGAACTCAACAATATCGGGGTGATCTACATCGACATAAACTGCGCAGCTTCCCCTACGATTTTTCCCTTGCCGCCAGTAACCCATATCGCCATCTACAGTCTTAATGAAAGGAATAGGGCCGGGAGCAACATCAGTAGTAGCACGAATCTTAGACTGAAGGCTAGTACCCCCACCCATTACGCTGAGTAGTTTAATCTCTGCACTGGCTTTCATTTGGGACTTAATGCTATCACCAAGGTAAGTAAGGAAGCAAGAGATAGGCATTGCCTTGGGGGTCTTACCGTTCCAAGCTGACTTACGAAGTTCCTTGTTACCGTCTTTCCAGAACTCTGGATTTTCTACAGTCTCTTTATTCCAAGTTCCTTCTACAGCATTGCTAAGCGGAGGTGAAGAAGGAAACCACCAACCCCTAGATGCAGCATCATAAAGTCGTTGAGCAAGTTCATCATCGCCGTAGCTAAAGTTGTTCATTACTCGCGCAAGAGCAGTTTGAGCTGTCTCGCCTTTACTAGAAGAGTAAAACTTTGTCAATAGCTTTAGGCCGTCTTCTGTCAGGTTTGAATCTCGCTCTGGATAAATAGTGATACCAGCGTACTTTACTTGTGTTTCTTGCATTTACTTTCTTTCCTAAATTAGTTACTCAATTCCGCTTCTCTCTAGCATCCATTTGCTCAAGAGCAATCTGAGCATCTTCTGTCAAGCATTTCTCACGATATAGGTTTTCGATAATCCTGCTTCCACCAGCTTTGTCAATTGCTTCCTTTGAAGCATATCCTGACTTAAGCCAAGTATCATCAAGCCTTTCTTCGCAAATCCATCTTGAGCAGATAACTACTTCATTAAACCTATTCCTATGCTGAAGACCATCTTGTCTCAGATAAGGCTTACTTACATCTGCTCCTAGCGAATACAGAATCTCATCAAACTTGTCCTCTTGCTCTAGCTTATAGTCATAGTCCGGAATCACCTTAGCTAGCTCTGATTCGCTGACAATCACCATAGCAACGATGGCAGAACTACGCTTCTGTTTTGGTTCGTTAACCTTCATATTGCTCCTTTACTTTAGAAGACAGTAATTATACCATCGTTATTTGTTAGTTTACAGGTTATTCATCCAAACCATATTCAAGTTTAAGAATAAGCTGACAGTAATGCAGTGCCTTACGAACATCCTCTTCCTTGTTCTTGTTACGGTGTCGAGTAATGTATTTTACTACGTTACCTTCACAGAAACTCAGGTTATTAGCATGAATGTACTCAATAGGTTGAATACCTGCTAGCTTGTAATGATTACTACCTACTTGCTTGTCTAAAGCGGTCTGTTTAACTTCAATACTCATCTTCAAATCCATCCAGCATTAGTTGCAAAGGAATACACTCTGTCAGATCATTGCTCTGGAAGTCCCAAGGCTTACGTACCTTCTGGTTCTTATCCTTAAGCACGTACAGATCGTACTTCGGATTGTACTCTACTGTAGCCTCTACACCTTGCTTAGCTAGGTACTTTTGACTAGCTACAGCAGTAGCAATATCCGCAGGGTACTTAGTCAGGTTGTTCTCAGCAGTATCCTTCAGAGCCTTGGTAGTATCAACACCTAGTGCTTCTAGCTTCTGTAGCATACCTAGTGTTACTACTAGTACATCCACTACACCATCTAGGGTCTCTAGTACGTTGTTCTCGTGCAGACCTTCCTTGATTTCTTGGACTTCTTCCTCGATGAGAGTAAGCTGCTGAAGCATTTGCTTAAGACTAGCCTGAGCATCTTTACCTGCAATCTCATTGAAAGCATGGCAGTCTTGCTTGAAGTCATTGAAGCTATAGTCTTGTGTATTTGAAGTCATTGATTGTTTCCTTTTGGTACGTAGGTTAGTTTAACATTATCAGAAGCCCAGCTAAAGCTAAGGCTTTCACTTCCACCCCACCAGAGTTCTTTGTTTTTATTAACAGTAATACATACCTCAGTCCAAGGTTCGTCTTCGTCAGTACTTACAGTTAGCTTAGCAGAACTAATGCTTGACTTCAGGCTTTCACAGAAACCAACAAAAGTCTCAGTGAACTTGAAATCATAGAAAGTAAACTCTTCTTCTGCATTACCTAGACGAACAATGTTACCGTTATCTTCAATACTAATGTAATCAAACTTACGACCTACAAAGTCTTCTACTACTGGCTTATACGCCTTGACATCTAGTCCAAGAACGTTCTGAATACTGTACTTTACTTTGCTTGGTTCACTCACTGTCTTGATCCTCAAGGTTGTTTTCTTGGTTTTTCATCTGCATGAACTGCTCTTGAGTACAAGGCTTATACAGCGTGTTGTAAGTCTCAAAACCTTGTTCAGTAATTTGCTGTACTGTGCTTGTAACTACCCAGCGATAACCTAGCCGTGGATGGTTGAAAGCATACACATCTGCCTGTTGGTTTAGCTCTACGTTAGTACCAGGCCAGTCTTGGTCATAGTAAACAACAGGCTTAGGTAGAACTTCAGCGTCTTGCTTATAAACCCAGTTAAGACAATAAGGATGCTCTAGTTCACGTACCCAATATGCTTTGTCTTCTTCACGAAGAACTCGGAACTCTTCACCGATGTGCTGGTTGTACCAGAGCATTCCGTTAGGACAACTGTTGATCTTGATTTGCATCTTGGTTCCTTCGATTACTTTCTATGTTGGTTGATTGCTTCAAGGATTTTAGTATAACCCAAATCCCTGCGTAGAACTTGCTTAGCGAAAAGTTTCTTTCGTTCTGCTAGGTTCTTACCCTTGGTTGAACCTAGGGAGAGTAGCACAGAATCCATTTGTTGAGAAGTCAGTTTGTTGAACTTTGTCTTAAGTTTAGCCATCCAACCTGTGTGTCTCCACCTTCGGTCAGGTTCCCGGTCTAAGTAGTCTGCTGCTGCACGTAGGAACTCTGCTAGTCCATGAGGATACCAGTACAGATAACGAACAGCAAGAGACTCTAGCCTACCAAGTGCCATGTTGGCTTGATGATGCAAGGCACCACGTACTAGCTGCTCATCATCGTGCTTATGGTCGCAGTGCATCTTGTCTAGCGGTGTATCAATACCAGACAACAAGCACTTACCTTCCTGCTCGTCGTAAAGCAGTTTACGAACCTTAGCTACGTCAGTGCTGGAATACAGATCGACCGTCATCAAACCTCCTTGCATCACATTGAACAATGTGGATTCCTGTATCGTCAATAGAATAATAAAACACCCACCTACAAGTATCGTACTCGTAGATAGATTCATAGTTTTCTTTCATGACAGGTACTCCGTAATGCACCTTAACTACTTGGTTGTACAGAAAGTTAGCCACAAAGCTGTTATAGAAAGTGGCAATCACCTTGCCGTATTCTTTGTCGTAATCAATCATAGTCATAATCCTTGTAGTTACTCCAGTTATAGGCACAGCAGCATTCTGATGGTCTGTACGCATTGCATAAGCAGGTTGTAGTGAGAATCTTATCTCCATTTTCATCTAGGATGAATCTTTGCTCATCGTCTTCATAATGATAGAAGACTCCTTCGTAGGCTTTTGCTACTAACATAGGTCTACTCCGTATTGGTTGAAGAAATCGTCGGCTAGGAGTTTGTCGTCGTTAAACATAGTTAACCTTGTACTTGTCAAATAGTTCATTCACATTGAGTGGGTCATTTTTCCTACGTTGCATTCTACAGCATTGGAAGTACAACTCAAGCATATATCTCCAGTCAGCTTCATGTTGATCCCCTTTGAAGTCGGTGTACTCAAACTTTTCAGGATAGAAAATCTTGAACTGTTGTATAACTGCTTGCAGTACTTCTGCAGGTGACTCAAGTGACTTCAGGACTTCGTAAGCAGACTTAGGCCCGAACCTTACCTTACTTAGCTCATGAGCCTTGTAGTTATCTACAGGATCGGACTCAATCCACTGATAAGCCAAAAACTTGATACCATCCCCTTTGACTTTATTTTTATCAAAAGTCAAATTTCCTAGCTCAGGAATGACCTTGTAATCAACACCAGAGAATCCTTCAGTGACTAGCGTGATTCCGTCGAAAGAGTCGGAGTCTTTTTCATACCTGTAAAGAAGCGGAAGATTCCCTGATTCCAAAGCCTCCACAACCAACCATGTATTGATTGTCTCCGTGTGATGCTTTAGCTAGACCATCATAAGCCATGCTTAGGTATTGCTGTGCAGATCGGACCATCCGAGCAATACTAGGAACTTCATTAGTACCTTCCGAAAGACTAATCCACTTCCAATCAAGGAATGTCATAACCTTATGTACCTTCTCAAAGTCAAAGTTATCTAGGACTTCGTTGATTAGCTGTTCTTTACTTTTGTTGTACTGCATCTTTACTTCCTTCACTCAGTAATTTGTTTATTTAGTTCAATCCATGCGCTTGCTGCCACAAGAGGAACTTGTCCATTTCCAAGGGCTTTAAGTCTGTCCATCCTGAAGGCCATCCCATCAGATACTCGAAGTTCGTCGGGGAAACTTTCCCAAACGCTGTTACGAAGTTCCTGCATGACAGGTGCTTTTGCATAGAGGGTGCTGCGAAATTCGCAATAGTCGTCGGTGTATGCAAGTAGCCAAAATCTTTCCCGTTCATGGTCTGCACCAACGTCTTTCGCTGAAACTTTGATATATTTACAGTTATAGCCGATTTCTTGTAGGTCTTTCTGTGCTTCCAGTATGGCTTTTCTAGATACATTTTCTGCAAAGACTGCTCTAGGAGATATCTCTCGTATAACCCTATACATTTGTCCCCATAAGTTTTTTTTCTTCAATATTTCTACCTCTTGCTGCTGAAGAAAACGCTTGGCATGGGAATCCGCCAGAAACCAGGTCCACAGTTCCATTCCACGGCCTTCCATTAAACGTACAGATGTCATCCCATATCGGGAATGCAGGAAGAACTCTGTCGTTTTGGCGTTGAACGAGAACATTGATGCAGTACTCATCTCGTTCAACAGCGCATACGATATTGTGTCCGATGAGACTGCTTGCGAGTAGTCCTCCACCAGCGCCCGCGAAAAGTGCCAACTCATTCATGATTTCCTTTCGTAAGAAATGCTAAATATGCGTGTTTGGCTTTTTGCCAAAAATAACTATCTGCTGGGTTTTGTTTTCTTTGTTTACAGTAATCCATCATCCAGTTCCACTGTTCAATTGTCATCAATTCTCCAAGTTTTACCAAAATAGTGCTCATCGTATCCTAGTGCATTTACTGCTAAGGTATGTTTACCTTTCTGCAAAATAATTACAGAAGAACTAACACAAGTGCTAACAGCTTTTCCTAGTATTTCGTAACCATCTTTCGTACGTGCTTTCACAACACACTCTTGCTCTTTCGTCATCGTTTACTTTCTTGCTCGTTAAGCCTTATCAGGCTTGACTCTTGTTCCTGTTTAATGACTGCTTGGATTAGATCATACCCGAAATCTCTGTTGTTTATCAGGTCTTTGAACTTCTTTTTTCTGTCTGCTGCGTTCTTCCCTGCTTCACCTCCTAGGATGATTAAGACACGATCTTTTTGTTGCTCTCGAAGGGAGTTGAACTTAGTCTGGACTTTCTTTAGCCACTGAGTATGTCTCCAGCGAGTATCGTGTTCCCTAGAAAGATACTCAGAGCACTTCAAGAGTAGTGTCGGTAGGTCTTCATTGTACCACCATTTCATGTGTCTCTTGAAGGCATTCTCGACTACACCTAGAAAAGAGTTTGTGCTTCTCTCAGCTACACCACGGATGTACATGTTGTCATCATGTGCGTGTTCAAGTACGTGCTTTCCTGTAGCAATCTCAAGTCCAGTAATAGCACATTTGTTATCTTGCTCTTTTGTAAGAAGCTCTCGGACTTCCTTGACTTCTTTACTTGTTCGTAAGTCTTTTGTCATTTAAGGTCTACTCCGTATTTACTAAAGAATTCCTCTGCGCTTAGAGGGTCGTCTTCTGAGGTCTTCATCTTAGCACACTTCCAGAACAAAGACAGCATAGACTTCCAATCTGCTTCGTGCATATCGCCTCTCCAGTCCTTGTACTCAAAAGGTTCAGAGTACCAAGACTTGTACTTCTCAATAACCTTCAGCAAGGACTCTTGAGGATTCTTGCAGTCTTTGAAGTCCTTGTACACAGATACATCTCCGTACTTGATACCAGCAAGCTGTGTAGGTTTGAATCCATCTGTCATGTCGCCTAAGCAGACCTGTAAGCATATCCACGGAACGCCATAAGATTTCGCTTTACCATTCTCTAAAGAAACCTCATGGAAGTCCTTGATCTGTACCAGCTCACGCTCAGGTGTTCCATAGTTTCCAATCTTAGTACCTATGGTTTGCCTTGCGTCTTTATCAGGTACAAGGATAATAACTTCCCTATCTTGCTTGATAGCATCATTTGCTAGTATAGAAAGTAAATCATCCGTTTCATACGAGATAGCTTTCCTAGCTTTGTACTTCTTCCTGAAGTACTCGTGTGCTTCCTTAAGCCAGTAAGGTCTAACCATGTTCTTACGATTAGCCTTGTACTGAATTGGTAGAGGTAAATCAAGTCTGAAGTTCTTCTCATCTCCTGCTAGGAAAATGACTTCATCAAACGGATACCTTTCCAAGATACTCTCTGCACTACTCTTAATCAAGTGCAGGCAATTCTCTACAGGTTCTGGCGTTTGCTTATCAGTAATCTTATAGTCTTGGGTAATGTCTTTACCTTTGGACTTCATAAGTTCTTTGAACTCAGTACGATTAGTGAATTCTTTCTTAGCGCCTGTAGGTTCATGCAAGACTTCAATACTTCTTGTCTCAGCTACACTAGCGGATGAGAAAAGTAAAGTGTCGCTATCTACTAGAATTAGTCTATCCATTTTACTCTC